AGCAACCGGAGGGGCAGCCGCTTCCGCCTGCAATGCCGTCGCCAAAACCGGGTACTTTCCAGCCAGAATCGAGGCTTCGGCGTCCGTCAAGCTTCGGTTCGGGGTCGGAGTCACGCCGTCGCCATTGATTCCTTTGATTTCTTCAGCCAGTGCGCCCGGTTCAACTCCAATCACCGCCGCCGCTTCTCGAATTCGCATGTTATCGCTTCCTGTTTCTGAATGTGTTTTTTGAGGTCCGCCCAACGGGTCCGGAGATCAAGTTGCCCATCACTCCGGACCCGTCAGCAGGAGCACCGCAGTCAAGCGGTCCGGTATCAGGCTGTGGACTTCGCCATAAAGCGGGGTTCGCGAGTGACGTAGGTTCCGCGCTCGCTCGCCTTCCACTGCATGACGATGTCCTGATTGAATTCGTCCTGAGAGTTCGGAGGAGCCTGTTCCACCGAGAGGGGGAAGTTCTCCATATACGCGAACGCCTGAGCCGGGTCGCCGTAGAACCAACTGGTATCGGTCCCGAGTCGATCCCCGAAGAGATTCGTGCAGAGGATTTCGTAATCACCTCCGACGGGATTCGGACCACGATAGGAACTGAGGTTGCCGCTTGTCGCGTACCCTCCGACGTGAGTCGTGACTTCCGTCGCGTTGAGGATTCGCTTCGCGGTCGATTCGAGTCCCTTAGCGCAGATCAGTATGTATCGACTGAGACCGAGGTCAATCGGCTCGCCGGTATTCGGGTCTCGCATCGCGGATAGCAGGAGCTTCACGTTGTCGATGTCGGTCCAGTCGACCAGTGCGTTCGACGCCTGGAGGTTGTCGAAATCGTGAGTCCCGGAGTTGTCGCCGTACGTCGCGATGGCCCCACGATCCCGCCGATTGTAACGATGGACCGTGGTATTCTCGTCGATCAAACAGTCAATCGCCCGCTTCTCTTTATTGAGGGCGAGCGACGTTCCAACGGAGGAACATTCTTCGACGAGTCGGCCTTCGACGCGATTGAAGTAGATGGCTTCGCGAGTCAACGCGGTTCGCAAGCCGCGTTTCTTCGTCTCGGGAGTCCGCACCCAATCCTCTCCGGGACCGACGAGCGGGTAGAGTCCCCGTTCTTCGACGACTTCCGCCTTGTCCCCCAGCGAAGAAATCCCGGCCATTTTCTCCCCGTTGAACGGAGTCGAGATCGTGGGAATCAGCTTGGAAAAAACGAATTCCTCCGCGTTGAACTTCCGCATGATTTCCGTGTACACAATCTGCCCGGAAATGTTGGCGAACGTTGCGGAATCAGTCGCACCGGATTCGATCAGGCGGTTGAGGTTATGGACCTCGCCTTTGAATCCGGGCTTCCACGAGTCGAGAATTTCGCGACCCCCTTCGACCGACGACTCGAAAAGTCGATGAAAATCGAAGTCGCTCACCTTGAATTCCCCGGCCTCGATGGCCCCAAGGAAACCGTCAAGGTAAGCCTGCCGCGAGTCGTTATCGCGACTCTCCAGAAGAATGGACTTCATGCGTCCGTAGTCGATGCCTTTGGGCATAGTAGATTCTCCTCACGCCTCACGGCAGATTGAGATGTTGAAATTGGTTCAGACTATCGGACCTGGTAGGCCGAAACGTAATCCACGCTGACGACTTCCGAATTCGCTCCGCCCGCCTTCACGCCCACGAACGCCATCATTTCGGTAGCACTGGTGTAGGTGAGAGCGTGCTTCGCGACGTGAACGCCGTCGATGAAAAAATTGACATCCGCTTCCGTGGAGGAGAACGGAACGATCTCGATTCGGACGGTCTGCCACGATCCACCGCCGGGAGTTTTGGCGAGCCGATCAAGGGAGTTCACAGCAGTCAATGCCGTGGTCGTTTGAGTGGTCGACAGGGAACTTTCGGCGTTCCATGTCGTACCGCCGTCGACCTTGAAGAGGGTGGCCCCGGAGTAGCTCGCGGCAGGTCCGGCCCCGTCATCGAGAATCGAATCCGCAGCCACCGCGTTCATCAGGCCGAGTGCGACGTTCGCATCGTCTGTGTTGGCCTCTGTGTACTTGACGCGAGCCTCGAAAATAATCGGCTTCCCGTCCGCAATCAAGAATACTTCCTTCGTCGAAAGAAGGTAGCATTCGTTGTTGTCGGTCGCGCCGGTCGTGAGCGTGACGCCCCCCCCCGCCGCGTCGGTCATCGCGACAGCGGCCCCGGTATCTGCTGAGGTATCCGTGAAACGGTCGCCCGTCACGAAATGCTGAAAATCCTCGAAAAAACCGTGTTGGCGTCGCCCCAACAGAAGTTCGTTCGGCAGGTCGACTAAGTTTTGTCCCATGTTCTTTTCTCCTCACGCCTCACGGCAGATTGAGATGGATTGTTTGTTTTTTCTGACGCGAGTTACCGGCGCGAGCCGGAGGCGAATTTGACGAATTCCTTGGGATCGGTCGGGATCTTGTCTGCGGTAATTCCGCTTTCCTGAGACTCAGTAAACCGTCCCGATTTCGGTTTCGTGGCAGAGGATTTTTCGCCCGCTCCGTCCGCCTTTTTGAACGTCGCAATCAGCGACTTCTGAGCGGAGAGACCGGCGACGGACGAGAGGAGATTGACCCGCTCTTCAGACGGAGTCAGCCCTTCGGATTCCATCAGAGAGCGGATGCCGTCCTTGGCTTTCAGGGATCGGATTTCAGCCGCCATCGACTCCATTGCCGGAGTCGATCCGCCTGCATCCGCCCCGCCGGAATCAGTTCCGGAATCCGCTCCCGATCCTCCCGCACTGGACGATCCCGACAGCTTGTCATAAGCCTTCAGGATATCCTTGATTTTTGAGAGCGTCGCTTTCGAGTCGAGTGCTTCGTCGTCGAATGCCGCCATCACCGCTTGACGAAACGCGGCCTTGATTTGATCTTCACTGGAAGACGCGGCGGGCATCTCCGGGGCAGGAAGTTCCGCCATCACCGGATCTTCCTCGATAAGTCGCGACATTCCAGCCCGGAGAGGGTGCTTGGCGTCGATTGATTCGACGAATTTTTTCAACGTTTGCGGCATAGGTTCCTCACTCTCAAAGAGACTGGAATTTGTGGCGGGTTTCTGGACAAGATCAACGGAAATGACTCGATCGATCGATTCGACGAGTCGCTCCCCGTTCTTCTGGACGGTTTCGACTCCGTCGGCATTGTGCGACAGGCCGATCATCGCGGGATTACGTTCCGCGATTTCCATCAAGATCGGCGTAAATGGATGCGACTTGATGCAATGGAGATCGGCGTAAACGCCGTCAGGCTTTGAGGTTACGGATTCAAACCAGCCGACTCGCTCCTCAACTCCACGCTCCACGTCCGGCGTCTTTCGGTCCGGGTGATTGGTGTTGAAGCCGAGACCTTCATAGGCTTTTGCGGCCTGCTCACGAGCCGATTCGGAGTACCTGCGGCGAACCTTCCCGTTCGCGTAACGGGATTCGGTGCCGAGAATTTTTGCCCCGTGGATAATGCCGTTTTCACGGTCAACCCGGATGCCCTCCCCGGAGACCTGCATTCGCTCGATAAAGTTCGTCAGCGATTTTGCCAGAGCCTTGATTGCCAAGCTACTTTTCCTTTTTCGCGTACCTGATATAGCACCTGCATCTCGGGTGAGCGGGTGGACCGCTCGGGAACTTCAGTCGCCAGACAGATCGAGGAGTTTCGTGGAGCGGAGCACAGATCGGACACACCTTCGCGTCGTCTTCTGTGATCCAGAGGTCATCTTCACTGAGTTCCCCTGATTGACCGACTGCCGATTCACTGCCCGCCGTAATCGCGTTCGTTCCTTCAGTGATCGCAATCCCTTCGGCCCGATCCGGACCGAACACGGAAAAGAGATCCTGAGAGACTTTCGATTTCGCGGGCGGGTTTTCCGGATCAACTTTCCAGTCAGCGGAAATCCGATCCAGCATCCCTCTTGAGTTGTCCGCGTAGCCGGAGGCAAGGGTTTTCGCTCTTGATTCCGACCACTGACTCCCGAGCCGATCCCCGAATGAACGGAAGATCGTCCCCGAGTCTGAGGGTGAATGCTGAACGTAGCTATCGAGAAAGATCAATAGCAGAATGGCAGAAAATTCCTCTTCCGATTCTTTTTTCACCTTTTCCCAAAACGAGGCGGGTACATTCCTCGGGTCGGGAGGCGTGCCGAGTAGACCGATCAGTTCGCGTCGATGCCGTCCCATCAGGGAGGAAACCTTGCGAGCGAATTCGGATTCCCGCTTGGTGCGGTTCTGGAGATCGGCCATCAGGGGTAGACCTTCTCTGAGAGGTGCTGAAGGAGTTCGCGGACTTCGGAGGAGGTTTCAGCAGACTCCATCGCCCCATGAATCGCCCCTTGAATCGCTGATGGTCCAGTGGGGGTGAGCAGTCGGGCTTCTGTCGCCGCCTTCTTCTGTCGCTCGGATTCGATCTTTGGGAGTTCCTCTGCCGGATCTCGCCCATCCTCCGCGATGGCCGTTTCAATCGAGAGTGTGCCATTCTGGATCTTGATCGACTGTTCATTCGCCATGTCGAGCCGGTTCCGCGTCGCGACTTCAGGCGGATCGCACTTGATGTCCACGAACCGCATCAGCACGTCCCACGGCAGGTCGATCCCGTGCCGCTCAAACCAGCCCGCCGTGTGCCCCATCTTCATCGCCTTCCAGATCAGCGACAGGAAGCGTTTCGCGTACCACTCCTGATCCGACTCGCGAGCCTTCACGAACGGCGATTCCGAGACCAGCGTACTCGCGAAATTCCCGTTGCTGGCGTCGTTTGAGATCATGTATTCCGGAGTTTGCCAGCGGGCGCCGATACAACGAAGGATATATTCACCAGGCAGCAGGAGAGACGAGTTTCTCTCCGCCCCCATCGGCCCCGGCTTGTATTGCAGACCCGCAGAAACATCGAGAATTTTTCCCGGTTCGTATCGAGCGGCGGAGACCTGCCGAGTCCCGCCGCCGTACGTCGATTCGTTCCTGACGCCGCTTTTTCCGTTCGTCACCAGTCCCGCCGCCTGTGCCTGAGTCGTCCCCGCCGCGTGTTCGCGAATGAAGGCGATTGCCGCCTGAATCGCCGCGCCTGTTACCGTGTTTCGGCGGAGCTTCGCCTCGTTCCCCATCTCGCTCCAGACCCAATGAAAGTCGCTCACGCCTCGCTTGGCGTTCCGCTTCACGTTCCGTTTGAATAGCTCGAATCGATCAGCGGGGTAGTAGTCCCAGTCCGCTCCCGTCCCGCCGTAGACGAGGTGATAGCCGAGCACCTGATACGGCTTTTGGTGTGGGGTGTGTACGCCATACTTCCAATCCGTCGGACAAGAGCAATCGACCCCGTAGGTCGATTCAACGTACTCCTCCAGTTCGTGACCCTTTCGGGGTTGCGTGATTTGGTTCGGCTCGAAAACCCGAATCGTCGGAACGCCGTCGCGAGAATCTTCCAGTGCGATGGGTGCCTCCCCGTCCTCGCGGCTCCTCGCGTGAATCTCCTTATCGAGATCATTGTGGAAGTTATTCTGGTCAAGGAATTCGTCAACGAACTTCTGAACAACTTTCGTGAGTCCGGCTGGAGCGTTCTCGGCCTCGCTCGTCTCCACTTGTGCGGAAAAAGTGAAGCCAGTCCCGATAATGTAGTTCCCGAGCAATTCGACCACGCCCAACGCTCGCGGCTCGAAT